TTGCGGGCTTCCCGCGGCCCACACATATGTCAGTTCCAGTTCCTGCGGCAGATCATAGGCATGATCGTTGGTGACCGATCCCGTCTCCACCGGATTTTCGGTGATGACCGTTTCATCATCGCTGCGCTCTTCGATTACCGCGTCGGCCGTTATGATGCCGCCCTGGATCACCGTCCCATTCGACAATGTGGTCATTGACCAGCTGATGTTTCGGACTGGGGTAACGTACGGAAGCGGTGGAGCGGAACCGAGTATGTCTGCAGGAGTGCTCACGACGTTGCCCCTGCGAAGTTACGCACCAGGTCGCCATTGACGCGGCCCTGTTGACGCGCAACCTCTTGTGCGGTGGACTTGTCGCCGCCCTCGACGTGGATGTTTGTTTCTTGATGGAGAGTGACGGAGGGTTTGCTATCTGGAGTATTGAAGAGCTCTGCCTCGGCCGCACGGCGCCGCGTCAGTCCCTCGTTAGCGACCAGGTGGCCGCCTTCCATTGCCTTGTTCCAGCGTGAGAACTGAGCGGCCGCGGCATCCATGTGGCCGGCATTCAATTCCTTCAGCAGCGTGGACTGCTTCAGTTTGTGGCCGCCTAGGTTGAATACAAAGTCCGTGAGCGCCTTCATCTGGTTGCTGCTCAGCGTTACGTGGACGAGTTTCTTTACCGATTCTCCGGCTGCCTGCAGGTCTTTCGTGAGTAAGGCGAGGGCGCCTTGCTTGTCCAGGCCTTTCGAGAAGTCTTCCCCTGGCTTCACAAGGTGACCATAGCCGGCGGTTAGATGGCCGGCGATGTCTTTATAGAGGCCGTACCCCGCCTTTGCGTGCCCCTCGAATCCAGCAGTTATCTCGGCGAGAGACTTAGTGAAACCGGAGAACGACTGCTTGATGCCGGCGATCTGGTCCTTTAATCCTGTCTCTTTCTGGCCAGGAGCCGCCTGTTGATCGGTATCCCACCATGTGCCCTTAGTCGCCTTGTTGAGGAAGTGCGAGCCGACCACTGCGGCCACAACGGGGGCCACCAGTCCACCCGCTACCCCTGCGATCGATGCCAGGAGGCCAGTACCGCCTGCTGCAGCGCCGCCTGCGGCCGTGGCCGCCGCTCCCGCTCCCTCGGCAGCCGCCGCGCCGCCTACGATTCCACGCAATGCAGCGATCGCCTTGTAGGTGGTCAGGATGCTGCTACTCACGCCGGCGACTGCCGTCAGGTGGCCGAGCCATCCGCCGGTCTTGTCGTCGATCTTGTTGTACACATCCTCAAGGCGTTGGGTTACCTCCAGGCCTTTTTCCGCTGCAGGCATCACGCCGGTAGCGATCTTGTCCGCGAGCAGTTCGGTATTCGTTGCGGCATCGCGGAAACCGCTCGCATAGTCATGGGACGTCTTCGCCATCTTATCGACGTCGAACTTGCCGACCAGCTTCTCGCGTTGTGGAAGGATTGTCTTATTAAACGCGGCGCGGTTCTTTTCGAACTGGGTCAGCGTCTGCTCTGAAATTCCGAGCATTGCAGCCTTTTGCGTGGCGACAGCATGGGTGAATGCGCCACCGGTATCGGAGGCGGCAAGCTGTTCCAGGACCTTCAGGAAGTTCTTGGCATCATCGGTCGACTTAGGGTCGATCTGGAACATCTGATCAATGCCGGGCATTGATCGACGTGCTGCGCTGAATTGTTCGATCGCTCCCTGAGTTTCTTCCGCGCTGATGCCGATCTGCTCAAAGGATCCCTGGAGTACCTTTAATTCCTTCGCGCTCGCGCCGGTGCGCTGAGCGGCGAAATATAGGCCCTCCAATGGCTTCGCAATCTTCTGTAAGCCAACGGCAGCCGCAACGCCAGTACCGACCACGCTCGCGCCTAGGGCGGCAAAGTTCTTGGCTAAGGAAATAGAGGACTTTCCTATGCCCTGCATCGACTCCGCAAGCTTGCGCTGCCCGGCCTCGTCGACTTTAAAGCCGATCTTGACGAGGAACTCTTTGAGGATGCTCGCAGACATGGGATTATTTCTCCGGTCGCAGGGCGGCCATCAGGCGCCGTTCATTCTCGTGCGAGACGCTTAGCGCATCGTTCATGCGAGCGATGTCCAGTAGATCAACCGTGCAATCTTTCAGGCTCTCGTAACGACACATGCCTTCGATCACGGGGCGCATAAGCCAGTCGTCGCCTTCGCCCATTGCTACCGGAGTGAAGCGGGCTACTTCGGCGTGCCCTATGTTGGCTGGCTTGTAGGAAAAAAACCGCCGAGGTTCTCCTGGAGAACGGCCAAGGTAAGGCCGATCATGGTGTCCAGATGAATGTCGCCGAACATAAGGTTGCCATTCGCAAACACCTTCGCGTAGCCGCGCTCTTGCTTGCGTTGGCAAGCCCCGAGGCATTTGTTCACGATGTAGTCGACGTCACCTTCGGCCATATTGGCGAAGGCATCCGCCAGTGGGCCGGCGCCAATATCAAGCACTTCGCTAAACGATGCCTTCTTGGAGGATAAGACGATCATTAGTCCAGCGAGTGTTGGGCTGAGCCTCCGAGAAACGTGCAACTGCTCGAAGGCCGTCAGCTTGCCGATGACATATTCGTTCCCGCCGATAATTGGGTTTTCCATGGCTCTAGATGAAGGATCCTATCCCGACACCGAGAATCGGATCGGCGTTGATGGCGTCGAACTGCCATTCGTTCATGTTGGCATCTTCCGCCCAGGTGATCCCGGGGTGCTTTTTGAAAGCAACCTGGCTACAGGGATAATCGTCGCCGGTCGCCGGGTTAGTGACGGTCAACTCGTTCTGTCCCCAAAAGATCGAGCTTGCAATCTGCGTGTTGTACATCGCAGAAAGCTGAGCGTTGACCGGTGAAGTCTTCAGTAGGCGCACATTGATATGGGCGGCCGTGGTGGCGCGCAGGCTATGTACGCCGGATCCGTCCGCGCCGATCAGCATGTTGTTTTTGTCGTCGACGAACTCTATGGAAATGCCTTCCTTGGCATTCCCCGCGCCGGCACCGAGGGAGATGATTCCGCCCGGGCCGACGAGAGTCGCTACCACATCTTCGAAGCTATAGACCATGTCTTCTCCTTAGTCGGCCAGGGTGATTGCCACCGACACCGTCTGTACGGCGCCAGCGAGGTTTACTGCGATCTGGAACGGAACAGAAATGCGAGACTGCCTCTGCGCGGACGATTGCGAAGCAACCAGAGGCTGGTAGATGTAATAGCCAGTGGTGAGCGTCGGAGGAGTGCCGTCCGAGGAATTCTGCAGCGATCCAAACAGTGGGCCGTTCCAGACGCCCGGCGCGATAAAGCCGTTGTTTACGAATTGATTCAGCCGATTCTGAATCTTAATCTTGATCATGTGCATGCCGGCGTCGGTCTGCGGGACATGAGTAGTCAAGAACAGATTGAAGACGTCGGACTGGATCGCGAGGCATAACGCGTCCGCCCCGATGACGGTATCAATCCATTGCCCATTGCTGCAGATGCCGGGCTGGAGGATCGACGCGCCGTTGTTATATGCCAGGAATCCGTTGCAGTTCTTGGCAAGCAGGGAAGCGAGCTGCGTAGTGGTGATTTTGTCCGGAGCGATGTTTGGCTCCTGCTGATACATCGCGTTCTTGACCGTGTTGCTGCCCGTATAGTCGACGGGGAGCATGATGCCGGCAAGACTGATGGCGGAATAAGGGCTGCCACTGTTGTATTGCACGGCCACCTTGGAAGCGTTCGCGGTCTTCAGAAGATAGGCGAGGTCCGTGGTACCGCTAGAAACCAGGACTCCCGCTTCCTGCGTGCTCCCAAAGTAGAAGTGCTTGTTGGCCGAAGCCACGAGGAATGGAGTGATGGCCTGGACGTCGGAGTTGGCCGCACCGAGGACGGACAGACCATACCATTGCTCCCCGAAGTTCTCGTCGAAGAGCGTTACTGCTGCGAGCGCGGTCTCTGCAGCGATGCCCGCAGCCTGATAGGCTCCACTGGAGGCCGCGGTAAGTCCCAGCATGGCGCTGATGTCGACGCCGCTCGCGCCGGCCGTTGCGAATCCGACAGAGGATGTTGCGCCCGTCGTATTGCTTGTTACGATGAACTGCTGATAGACAGAGTTCCAGGCGATCGTGGCTCCGGTCAGGGCGGCACCAATGAGCGCCGCGACCGCGTTCAGGTTGGCCGCACCCGCGAAGTCTAAACCCGTAAGGCTCTCGGCCGCACCGCCGTCGACAGCGATATGGAAGGCG